CACCTAGGTTCTATATATTTTACAACTTTTTTAAAAGTATGACAATAGCAGTATAAGGTATAGAGTAACAGGCTAATGTCACTATTGTTCAATTGTAAATAATAAATATAATATGTAACTTATATATTTAAGTACTTAAACAAAAAATAATAATACATGTATTAAAAGAAATTATGAAGAAATTAGATCGACTTAGAAAGAAAGGTGATAAGCTTGAAAAGAAAGTTCAATCAACAACCGGTAAAAAACAAGACAAGACTTTAAAAAAAGCTTTTAAAAATGAAGCTAAGAAAAAAGAACAATTAACAAAGCTTAATAAAAAATATAAGAAGAAAGCTGTTAAAGGTTTAAAAAAAGCAGATGGATCTCCTAAAAAAAGAGCTAAGTTAATAAATAAAATAGATAAGAATAATAACTTATCTAGTTTTAAAGGTAGAGCTGGTAATTTAAAGCCTAGAAAAAGTGAAGGATCAGAAGAAAAAGCTGATAAAAGAATGGATAAAGGATTTACTAAAGCTGCTAAAATTCAGTTGAAGTTAGAAAAAGTTGACAAAAAGACTAAATCACCTGCTAAAATGAAGGACATGAAAAAAGCTGGAAAAAGAAAAGACAGGTATACAACTGATAGTGGTACTAAGGTTAAAGTTAAAATCAAAAGATATAAAACTAAATCAGGTAAAAAACAAGCTACAGTTAAAGTGAAAACTAAAACAGCAAGTGGTCAAAAGAAAAAGAAAGTAATGAGCACTGGTGATCGTAAGTTTAGAGATGATGGAAGTATAAGAATGAATAACCCTCAAGGATATTCTAGTAGAAAAAAAGCTAAAAAAGCATCTCCTGTTCAGATGACGGGTAAAGCTTATGATAACAAAGAAGCTTATAATAAGAATTTATCAGCATCGGCTAGATTACATTATTTAGAAAACGAAAGGGCTGATGATAAATCTCCTATGAACATGTATGGTAAGAAATCACCTCTTGAAAAAGAACTAGTTGGTAAGCAAAATAATTTACCAGCTGAATTAAAAGCTAAAATAGAGGCTTCTCCTGCTAAAATGTACGGTAAAAAAGATTCTCCTATGAATATGTCAAGAGACTTATCTTACGGTGGACCGGTAATTGATCAAGAACCTAAAGCTTTGTCACACATGGGAGCAAGTAAGGTGTTAAAACACATGAGAGGTGGTAGTCATTCACCATTAAACATGAACGGAAAACCTAAAGAAAAAGCTATGAAAAGCGATACGGTGAGAGGTTTTAGCAATTACAACACTGGAGACTATGTTAGTGAAGATGATTTTGAGGCTAAATTTAAAAACAAAGGTAATAATCCTAAAAATTACCCACAACTTAGCGTTCAAGATTATTCTAGAGTTAAAGAAGATAAAAAAGGTAAATACGTAGTTAAAAGAAACGACTAAATTAAATAAAAATGGCAATAATATATTCATATCCAAGCGAGGGTGTAATAACAGGCGCAGAAGAACTGTTAGTAACAGTGCCTGGCGATTCTTTTGCTGTTAGAACCATTAAATTACAACAAGTTGCAAATTTAAAAGCGTCTACACCTGGCGGTAATGTCGATAGAATACTATTTAATGACAGCATAGGATTAACACCAACCCAAACAGCGGGTAGTGCTGATCCTTCTGTTGGCATTGGTACTATAGTAGTAGGTGGAACTGTATCAGGAGTTGGCGGTGGAACTGGAAAAGACACAACTGATCTTGCCGCTGCTAACGTAGGTGATATATTAAAGGTTAACGCTTCAAAAACAGGCTATGATTTTGGCACTGCGTCAGGCGGTGGAAGTACTTATACAATATCTACAAAACAAAATGCATCGACGTCTACAAGCGTAGACTTAGACTTAACAGATAGTAGTTCTACGGTGCAAACAATAACTTTAATACCTAGCGGTAGCACATCTTTAACCGCTAACAATGCTGCTGGAACTATAACTATAAATTCTTCAGGCAGCGGTGGTAGCTCTTATCAAGCTGGTAATGGTATTGAATTTAACACCGCAACAGTTCCTGATACAATAAGCGCTGATTTAGGAGTGGGATTAGGTTTTGATGCTAGTAACCAAATAGCTGTATCGCTAACTACTGCTCTTATGGGTGGAACTACTGCTGGCCAAAACGGTTTAGTATTAACTTCTAATAGTAGTTCTTCTACAGGAGCTAATTGGGCAGCTCCTAGTATTTACAACGGAAGTTCACTTAACGCTGGTGGTGTTTTAGTTGGTGTTGGAGGTGGTTCTAGCGCAAATGACTCTAACTCTAGTAAAGTTACAAATGGTATAGTAATGCCAAATTTAGGAAATTCTGAAATTAGCTCACCAACAGCAGGAGAGATGATATTTGACGTTGATGAAGTTGGAAATGGTTGTTCAGGTATTTTAATTTATGATGGAAATAATTGGGTATGTTTAAAATCACAAGCAATTTAATTTAAAAAAAAACAAAATGGCAATAATATATTCTTACCCAGTAACAGAAGCTAGCATGTCAGACGTTATGGTTGTTTCAGATGTTTCGGCTAATGGTAAGCCGACTAAATCTATATCAGTAAGTGGTATAAAAACAGTTATAGACGTTGTGGATAAAATAACAGATATAAACGGGCAAAACGGACAAACTGGAGACATAAAGCTAAGTGGCAGTAATACAATAGATATAGACTTTAATGCGGGAGCAAATTCGATAACTTTCGATACTATAGCAGTACCAACAATTAATGGTCCAGAATCAAATTTTTTACCGTTGTGGAGTAACACTTCTGGAGTTTTATCATCGTCTCTTGTCAAACAAGACATAAACGCACCAAGTGTTATTATAACTCAGAATGCTTACTTACAAGTAGATGCACTTTATTCTAACAAGATTCACGATTCAAATGGCGAATTTGGAAGCGCTAACCAACTGTTGTCAGCTAGTGCAAGCGGTGGACAAGTAGAGTGGATCACACCAACTCCTGGCGACACATATACTATACAAGCAGGATCTAAAATCGATGACTCTGTGCCTTTAAACTTAGATGCATCGACTGGGACAGACTCCTCGGTGAAATTAACAGGAGGAACAGGGATTACGCTAACCGCAACTAGCTCAGCCGAAATAACTATAACTTCTACATCTTCTTTAATAGCTGGTAGTGGTGTTCAAATAGGATCAGGAACTATTCAAACAGATAACTTAGCTAACGGTGGTATAATATATTCAGGCGCATCTAATGAATTAGCTGTAGATGTAGGTGCAAGTTCAATTACAGGAGTTTTGGATGTTAATAAGGGCGGAAGTGGTAATGCTAGTCTAGCAAGGTACAGTGTTTTTATGCAAGACGATAGTCAAACATCTAGTGCTTTTAAATCTTCAACAGATTCTACTAATGGTATAGTTATACCTGGAGGAACTTTAAGCCAAAGGCCAGCCGCAGATTCAGAAACTTTAGGTATGATTAGATACAACTCTTCGTCAAAAAACTTTCAAGGAGTAATACTTGGAGAAGACACACATACCTGGGTGGATATAACTCCTGCAGTAGAACCATAAATAGAATTAACCGAATTATCAAGTGATAATATAAATAACCAACGTTTAACTTAAAACCAAATACAATGACGTTTTTATATACCCGCACTAATACGTGGTCTAGTGCACCACAACCAACAGAAGATACCATAAAAGTATGGAAACACATTTCACAGAAAAAAAACTGGAGAATAGTTCAATTACCTAATGGATTCTTACAGACCGAATATAGAGATATCGATGATCCTGAAATATGGATTGATGTTACCAGAAGAGAAACTATAGGTGGAGCAGAGCAAGCAATAGATAGTTCTATTGAACATTATGCTAAAAAGCTAGAGTTTACCAATGGACCGAAAGTAATTAAAACCTTCGAGTAATATTCAAAAAACAAATTATATTTAATTTAATAAAATGAGTGATACAATTGTAAAGCATTTAAACTTCGGTGAAGATGCTAGAAATAAAATATTCAATGGAATAAATAAATTAACACAAGCCGTTAGCTCCACTCTTGGAGCTAGTGGTAAGTGTGTGATAATGGAAGACAACAGTGGAAATCCTATAATAACAAAAGATGGTGTTACTGTTGCTAATTCTATAGTTCTACTAGATCCCGTTGAAAACATGGGAGCTAAATTAATAAAAGAAGCGGCTAGAAAAACAGTTAAAGAAGCAGGAGACGGAACAACAACAGCTACTGTAATAGCACATGCTATATTAATGGAAGCTAATAAAAGCAGGGATATAACCTCTAGGGAACTAAAAGAAGGAATAAATACGGCTGTAGAAAAAGTAGTGCAATATCTTGAAAAAATCTCAACACCAGTTGTTGAAGATAAAATTAAACAAGTAGCTACAATTTCAGCCAATAATGATAATGATTTAGGACTATTAATAAGTGAGGCTTTTAAAAGTGTAGATAATACGGGGGTTGTATTAATGGAAACACACGAAAGTCCAATAACGGAAGTAGAAAGAATAGAGGGTGTTCAATATGAACAAGGTTGTGTTTTAGATCATTTCATTACAAACAAAGAAGATAAAACTTGTGAGCTGCACAAACCATTAATTTTAATATTAGATAGTAAAATAGATAATATAAGAAAAATACAAAACGTATTAGAGTATATTATTTCTGAAAAAAAATCTTTATTAATAATAGGAGAATTAGATCCTCAAGTTACAAGCGCTTTAGCAATGAATAAAGTTAAAGGCAATATAAAGGTAAACGTAATAAATTCTCCAGTTTACGGTATTAATAGAAAAGAAATGCTTGAAGACTTATCCTTAATAACAGGAGCTACTGTTGTAAATGAAGACTTAGGCGATGATATGGATTTGATAGATTTAAGCCTATTGGGTTCTTGCAAAAAAACAATAAGTAGTATTTCAGAAACTTTAATACAGGTAGATGAAATGCCAAACGAAGTTAATGATTTAATTAATTTTTTAAGAAAAAAAATAATTAAAGAAAAAAACTCTTTGGTTAAAGAAAAGATTGAAAGAAGAATTGCTAGGTTATTAGCTAAAGTTGCAGTAATAAAAGTTGGAGCAAATTCTGAAATAGAACTTAAAGAAAAAAAAGATAGAGTAGAAGATGCTATTTGTGCTACAAAAGCCGCAATAAAAGAAGGTATAGTGCCAGGGGGTGGCATAGCGTTGCTTAACGCTGCAACTAATATTAATGCTGACAACTCGTCAGAAGAAATATTGTTTAACGCTATTAAATCACCATATAATACTATATTGAATAACGCTGGTATTACTGATTATACCAACTCTAATGTTGAAGGTGAAGGATTAAATGTGGTTACAGGTAAAACGGTAAGTATGGTAAAGTCCGGAATAATAGATCCTTTACTAGTAACTAAAAGTGCTCTTAAAAATGCGGCTTCAGTAGCATCTACTATATTATCAACTGATTGTGTAATTAATAACTTAAGAGCATGAAAGCAGTAGGTAAATATATAGTAATAAAAGAAACAAAAAACAAAACCACTGAAACAAAAGGTGGTTTAATATTGTCTGATAAATCTAGAGAAGATATAAGATATAAAAAAGCTGAAGTTTTAATAAAAGGAGAAGAAGTTAATTTTATTAAAAATAAAGATATTATATTTTACGATAGGCATGCTGGTTTTTCTGTTGACATAGACGGAGATTCTTTTAAAATAATAAAAGAGCAAGATGTTGTTATAGTTTTATGAGAATAACTTCTAAAGAGATAAGAGAGTTAAATATATTAAAGCATTACAGGGTAATAAGAAAATGGGCTTGTAAAAACAATAATATAACCGATGCTGACTTAGAGTTGTTGATATACTTAGATAGTATCGGTATGTTTAGTAAGCAAGATTTTAAACAGGGCTCTTATTATTACAGCTGGGACAACAGAAGATGGAACAGACTGTTAAAAGAAAACTGGATAATTGTTTGGAGAAAAAGAAATCATACAACTCAAAAATACCATTTATATAAAGCTTCTTTTAAATGCAAACAACTCATTGCTAAAATATATAGAATAATGATGGGTGAGGATGAAATACCTTTGTCACCAATTTCAAACAAAATAATGAAAGGTGGTTGTTATTCTGATAAAGTATTAAAAAAAGCAATAATTAATTTTAAAAAAGACAAGTAATGGCAGAAAATGATTACGAAAGCCCTAAAAAAATAAAGTCAAGAACTCAAGATGTATTCGCTAACTTAAATACCAGGGTTAATATATTACCAGATGGTAGTCAGCAGCAAATAACCTCTAACAACAATATACAGCCAAATACTTCACAGCAAGATCCAACTGGATCAATACCTGGAAATATACCTTCAAACATTAATGACTTAGATGGAACTGTCACAAATAAAGGTGGTGGTATTAAACCTATGAATACTAGAAAGCCTATTAACGTGGGTAATTCTTTTGAACAAGACTTTGGCAAAAATCCTATTGATCAGTTTAGGCAAGCCAAAAAAGAAAGAAAAGCAATGAAGTCGGGTGCTAAAGAAAAGTTTAATGAGAAAAAAGACAATATAAGAAGATCAAGACAAGATGGTCCTGAAAAACTAACAATTAATAAGCCAGGTGCAGTAAATAAAACTAACTCACGTGATTATTTTGATAACAAAGGTGCACCAGATGGCGGATGGTTCCCGAAAAAAGAAAGTAATATTCCAACTTTTAGCTTTACAAAAGAAAAAGGAATTTCACAAAAACAAGCTAATTTAGAAACAAAAAAAGCAAGAAAACAATATCGTAAAGAAAAATCACCTATGAATTATTTAAATCCAAACACTACAGGCGTTCAGGGCAATGCGGATGGCATGCAAGATCCTATGCAAACTCCAGCTCAGCCAAACAGAGCGGGAAGACCTGTTAATTCCAATGTACTTATAAATGATCCTAACAATTACCAGGATCCGTCTAAAGTGCCAGCTTCACAATCTCAAAATGAGCAAATGTTCTCTAATATAGCAAGCTCTATGGGGCAACCTAATCCTCCATCAGACCCGATGAATCCTAATATGGATGCTATGGGTGGAGCTGAGAAATCACCATTTAATAATATGCATATAGATCCACCTAAAAAACAAAAATCAGGGGAAAAATATAGGCCAGCAAAATCTGCATACCCACTAGCTCAGTCTATAAGTCTTGATAAAAAAGATACTGTTAGTTACGAAATGAGACCTGGCAAAACTACTATGGAAAATATTGGAACTAAAGCCGATGGAACTCCTAATATGGTTCCTAGCACAACCTACAATAAAAATAGAATTTCTAATAAAGATTATGCTAATAGGATGGGTGATAGAGTAGATAGAGCTAAAACTCCATTAAAAAAAAACTGGATAAAGGGAGCTATTAAAAAACCAGGTCAACTTAGAAAAGATTTAGGTGTTGCAGAAGGAGAGAAAATACCAAAAAGTAAATTAAATGCCGCTGCTGATGGAGAGTACGGTAAAAAAACACAACAAAGAGCTAATTTAGCTAAAACTTTAAGTAAATTTAAAAAATAAAAATTATGCCAAGTTACGGAGAAACACAAAAACCTGCAGGAGTAAAATTAGAATGTGGATGTGGTCATTTAGGAACTAGAGTTATGAAATCAAATAACGCTATGATAACGCCAACGTTAAGAAGAATAGATAACATACCTTATAAAGGAAACGCAGTGTTAAACGCAAATAGATAATGGATATGGAAGATTTGAAGTTGTATTTATTAAATGCATCTTCATTTGCTTTAGCCACATTAAACTGGGTGGAGCCAATGTTAGAGATTTTATTGTTAACTTTAACCATAGGGTACACTGTACACAAGTGGTTACTATTACATAAGAAAAAATGAGATTAGTAAAAGAAATTATAATACATTGCTCTGCTACTAGAGAAGGACAAGATATACCAGTTGAAACAATTAAAGACTGGCATATAAATTCTAGGGGTTGGAGCGACATTGGCTATCATTTCTACATCGAGTTAGATGGAACTATTAAAAAAGGTAGAGATATAGACCGAATCGGAGCTCATTGCAAATCACATAATAGAAATAGCATAGGATTATGTTATTGCGGAGGCGTTGAAGCAGATGGTAAGACTCCGAAGGATACTAGAACACAAAAACAGAAAGATAGTCTCTTACATGTGCTTAAAACACTTAAAGCAATGTACCCAGAGGCAGTTATTTATTCACACAACGAGTTTGCTAACAAGGCATGCCCGTCATTTGATGCAACAGGAGAGTATGAAAATATCTGAAAACACAGAATTCAAAATTGATATAAAAACAGTAATAGGTATAATAATGTTAACAACAACTTTAGTTGGTATGTACTATACATTACAAGAAGATATTGATTTAGCTAAAAGAATGCCACCTACAGAGGTTAAGAGATTAGAGTATGACTTAAAAGAGAAATGGAATCATGCTAATATAGAAGATCTAAAAGAAAGAGTTGATATGATGGAGCAAATGAATGATATATTATCTGAAGAAATTAAAGTGCTTTCTACACTTGTAAAAGATGGCACAAAGACCGACGGTAAACTAGATGAATTAGCTAAACAAGTTTTAGCGCTAAAATCAAAAAAACGTAAATAATGAGTTTTAATTTTAATATAAAATCTAAAGGTCTTGGAGATAGTATCCATAATTTTACAACTTCAACTGGAATAAAAGCTGTTGTTGATAAAGTTAGTGAAGTTACAGGCAAGGACTGTGGCTGTGCGGGTAGACGAGAAAAATTAAATAAAAAATTTCCTTATAAAAATGTATAAACAAAAAAGAAATCCTTTTAATTCTCCGATTGTTAAAGTCGATATGGAAGATGGTGTTTTAGGTAAAGCCAATAAAGATGGTACTATACATATAAATAAAGACGTTGTTGATCCAAAGCAAATTAAAGACATAGTTAAACATGAGTCTGTGCATATTGATCAAATGCAAAGAGGTGATTTAGATTATAATGACAATAAAGTTATTTGGAAAGGAAAAGAATATTCCAGAGCCAAAATGAACGAGGGAGCTAAAAACTTACCATGGGAAAAAGAAGCTTATAAAAAAGCAGGTGATAGTCCATTGAATAAAACAGACTATGGTAAAAAACCAAAATCGAAAAAAAATAAAAATAAAAGCTTTTCTAAAAGAAAATATACAAAAGGACCTAATTTAATAGATAAAATAAAAAATATAACTCCTACAAAATCTAAAAAAACAACAAGCAAAAAACCATCGTCAACTCTTCCATCAAATAAACCAGAATTAGAAAAGCAAGAAACTCAAGTGCCAAAGATACAAGCTACAGTAAATAAAAATGCTTCAAAAGCAAGCACTGTACTTCCAACAGCTACAGTAACTCCGCCGCCAAGACGTAGCATGTCATCTTCTGATTTTACTTATGATAATACTACGGGCAAAAGAACTTACAATGTTGCTAGTACTGGTAATATAATATCGGGACAACTTAGGGGTGGCAATGTGCAAACAGAAAATTATTTAAATAATAATAAAACAAGAAATATTCAAGGCCAAACTAATTTATCGCAAGTTGGTGATGCACTATGGAAACAATATGAAAAAGACTATGGTCCTAATGTAGGTGGTTATAAAAATATTTTTGATTTTAAAAGAGATTTAAATAAAGACGTAGCTAATTACCAAGAACAAAGAGATGTTGCTGCTACTTCTTATGATTATTTTAATGACTTAGCACAAGTGCCAGGTAATCCTAATATGAGACAGTTCACTACTGATTCAGGATCGCAATACCAAGTTCAATGGCAAAGCCAAGACGATAAAAACCCTGTAGCAGGCTATCAATACTCTCAAGTAGACCCTACAACTGGAGAATTTTCTAAGTTTTTTAATCCTAGCGATGCTCAATTTAGTAGTAAAAGTAGGTCAGAAATAACAAACACTAGAAACAGGATGTTTGAAGATCAATGGAAAAATAGTCAGGAGAATAATGATTTTAATAATAAATGGGGTGGCTCTAGAAATAGTACTCCTTCATCAGAAGGAACTGGTATAGGTTATGATCCAAATATGGAAAGCTGGTATGGTAAAGGCAGTAACGCAATGAATAATTTTCGTGGTCGTTTTTATCAAAACGATGCTCCAACAGATGGTTCAAGTACATTTAGGGTGGGCAACAAGGCTTATAGATCTAACTCAGATAGGGTTGGTTAATTTATTTAATGTATTATGAAAAAAAAATTTAACGAAACTAAAATAGGGGCTTTTTTAGCCAACAAAGCGCCTAAGGTACTGCAGGCTTTAGGAGACGTTCTACCCAACCAAGGAACGCTTGGAGTAGTAAAAAATCTTATATCAAGTGATAATAAGATTAAAGCCGCTGATAAAGAAATGGCAATGAAGTTAATAGAACAAGATGTGGCTGAAATGAAAGAAGTTTCTAGCAGGTGGAAAAGCGATATGAAAAGCGATTCTTGGCTTTCTAAAAATACAAGGCCGCTAGCTCTTATATTTTTAACAGCTTCTGCAGTATTTATGATGGCTGTAGATTCTTTTCACTTACAATTTGATGTTGATGAAGCTTGGATAGAGCTTTTAAAAACATTATTAATAACAGTTTACGTAGCATACTTCGGTAGTCGTGGTGCTGAAAAAATAACAAAAATAAATAAATAAAATGAACGGATTAAACGGAAATGAAGCGGCTCAACCAAGAGTATTTGCTCACGATGCTGTACCATTAAATATGTCAGTTAGTACTGGATCTACTTTTGGTTTTGCTAAAAAATTAGAAATAAGCAGTGACAACGCTACTGGTTACACTTTAAATGAAGTAGTTCAAGACTCATCACTAAAAGTAAAAATACAAATAATTAGTTTAAAACCAAGTGGTAAAATTGGAGCTATTAGAATAGTAAATCCAGGCACTGGGTGTCAGGTTGGTTCGGTAATATCTTTTACTCCATCTTCTGGAACTGGAACTACAAGTATTATTGTAAGAGAACTAGGTTTACCTGGTACAGACCAAAGAGGAGCTTGTCTTTTTGTGGGAGGCGCTGGAACTACTGGTACTATATGTGTAAAAATGGAAAGCGGTGATGTGGTAACTTTTAAAGGTGTAACAGCTGGAAGCTTTTTGCCTATATTAGCAGTTGATGTTCTTAGAACTGCAACGGACGCTACTGGAACTGCTACTGCAACAGACGTTACAGACGTAATAGCACTATATTAATATATGAAAATGGGTATGGGGTTTCCACTCCCCGACATATCTAATTTACCTGGACCTTCAAGGCCTGGTGGCGACACGCCAACGGATCCAACGGCGCCAACTAATTTTATAGAGCTTCAGTTGACTGCTTTTTTAGCTCAACTAGAAAATAGCTCTTTCGTTATAGGTTTAGAAAATTAAATAATATGGCTAATGCAAAAATAAGTGATAACAGTATATTTGTTCCAAAAACAAATATAACAGATGTAGTAGGGTTAGCTGGTTATGACAATAGCGGTAATGTTAAAATATCTGGAACTCAATTAAAAGCTAGTGTGTTATCTGGTGCCATACAAACTATAGCAGCAACATCTCCTTTAGAAAGAACTACAGGGAATGACACAGTATTATCTATACTCGAAGTTAGTACAACTCAAGATGGTTATTTAAGCTCTAGTAATTTTACAGCGTTTAGCGATGCTGACGGAACTGTTAAGTCTGTTGGTGGAACTGGTACAGTCAGTGGTATAACTCTTTCTGGAACTGTCACAACCAGTGGTAGTCTAACGCTAGGTGGAACTTTAACTATACCGTCTGTAGATATTATAAGTTTTTTAGGCTATACACCATATAATAATACAAATCCATCTAACTTTACTTCTAACACTGGAACTGTAACTAACTTAGTTTTTAGTTCTCCATTAACTGGTGGAACCATAGTTAATTCAGGTACAGTAGGAATTACCGCGGCTAGCACCAATAGTGATGGTTATTTAACTCAAAGCGATTGGAATACTTTTGATAGTAAAACAAGTTCTACTGGAACTGTAACTTCTGTTAGCGGTACAGGTACAGTAAGTGGCATAACTTTAAGTGGCACGGTTGATACTTCAGGAAGCTTGACTCTTGGAGGAACGCTATCTTTAACAAGTTCAGATGTAACAACTGGCTTAGGATTCACGCCTTATAATAATACAAACCCCTCTGGTTTTACAAGCAACACTGGTACGGTAACTCAAGTAACAACAACTGCACCTTTATCAGGTTCAGTAACTTCAACTGGATCATTAAGTATAACAAAAGCAGATACTAATACAGATGGATATTTAACGTCTACAGATTGGACTACTTTTAATAATAAAACTAGTTTTGCAGAACCTGGTATTTTTTCTGGCGGTGGAACACCAACTTTAGCGACAAATGTAACTGGCGCTGAAATAAGAACACTTATAGGCGCTGGAACTGGTGATGGAGACGTCACAGCGGACAGTACTACTGCTTTTACCAATAAATCTGGTGCAATTTCTCAATGGACTAATGACGCAAACTATACTAATAATGTTGGAACCGTTACAGCTAACAATACTATAACTTTCACCAATAAATCAGGTGATATAAGTCAATGGAATAATGACGCTGGTTATATTACAAGTGCTGGTGATAATACTTTTGTTACTGGAGCTGCTCTTTCTGGCGGAACACTTACTTTAACTAGAAATGATAGTGGAACAGTAACAGCTTCAGGATTCTTGCAAATAGGTGCAACCTCAAGTGATGCTTTAGCTGGCAATACCACTACGATAACCACTCAACAGGCAGGAGAAATAACCACCAACACTGCTAAAACTGGTATTACAACAGCACAAGCAACTGCAATATCAGATAACACATTAAAAACATCATTCCCTGGATTTGGTACAGTTTCTGGAAAAGCTTTAGAAGGTGATACAGTAATACCTACGGTTAATGATGGCACACTTACTATATCATTAAACGGCACAGATACAACTTTTTCTGCAAATCAATCTGGAGATTCAAGTGTGTCTATAACCACAGGCGATAGCGACAACTTCTACGTTACTGGGGCTTCTTATACAGCTGGCACTTTAACACTTACTAGAAATGGTAGTTTAGCTAACGTTACAGCCAGTGGATTCTTACAAGTAGGTACAACCTCAAGTGATGCTTTGGCGGGGAATACAGTAACAATAACTGGTACCCAAGCAGGTGAAATATCAGCTAATACAGCAAAAACGTCATTTCCTGGATTTGGCACAACTAGTACTACGGCTTTAAAAGGCGATACAGTTATTCCACCAGCTGCTCCAGTTGACAGTGTTAATGGTGAAACAGGTGTTGTGGTTTTAACCACTAGTGATATAACTGAAGGTACTAATTTATATTATACAGAAGCAAGAGTTACTGCCAACACAGCTGTTGCAGCCAACACAGCGAAGGAAGGTATAACTAATAGCCAAGCAAATCAAATAAGTGCTAATACATTAAAAGTTTCTGATACGGGTGTTCCTGCTTTATTAAATGAATCGGGAGATGTAGAGTTAGGTGTAGGTATTACTGCAGCCGAAGTTAGAGTAGCGATAGGCGCTGGAACATCTAACTTAGCTATTGGATCTTCAGCATCTGATGCTTTAGCAGGTAATACTACAATACCTACAAACACTAACCAATTAACTAATGGATCTGGATTTTTAACTTCACTTTCAGGAGCAGTACTTACAACTGGAAATCAAACAGTAGCTGGTACTAAAACTTTTAGCAGCGACTTAATAGCTAGCAGCGATATTGGCATTGGCACTGCTAGTCCAATATCTCAGCTACACATAAGAAAAACTACTTCGCTAGGGCCAATAATACAATTAGAAAACGCGTACAATGGTTCAGGCGCTGACACTCTTATTAGATTTGGTGATAGTACTGAAAATTATTCTTATTCTGTAGGATCTGACGACTCAGCTAATTCATTTAGAATATCATACAATGGAACATCTTACAACGGCGCTGTTCCAGGAACAAATGATTTTTTAATTTTTAGTACATCTGGAAATGCAGAAATACCTAATGGTGATTTAAAAGTAACTTTAGGGTCTATAGCTGTAGGTAGTATAAGTAATTCTGCTACAGACGGCAGAATAGATGCTTCAAACGATGTTGTAGCTTTCTCTACTTCTGATATTAGATTAAAGGATAATATCAAAACTATTGACAACGCTTTAGATAAAGTAAAAAGTATACAAGGTATAGAATTTGACTGGATAGAGAAAGAAAAGGTTCATGGCAATAGTGGACACGATATAGGTGTTATAGCTCAAGAAATAGAAAAAGTATTACCAGACGTTGTCACTACTAGAGATAGCGGTTATAAAGCTGTTAAGTACGAAAAAATTGTACCATTACTAATAGAAGCTATAAAAGAATTGTCAAATCAAGTTAACGAATTAAAAAATAAATAATGGCTCTACCAACGTCAGGTCCGTTATCTATGAGTGCTATAGCTACAGAATTTAGCCAAGCAAGCTCTAATATGTCTTTGTATACTTTTGGCTCTACATTACCAACACCTACAGTGACTAGTAATATAGAACTAGCTAATGACTTTTATGGTCAGTCTGCTAGTAGTTGCACTTCTTTTTCTGGTAGTGAGCAGTCAAAAGAAGCTTGTGAACTAGATCCAGAAATCACTTACTACCATAACGGTTCTGGTACTTACCCAGTGGTTAATGATAATGTTTTTACCGATAGTAGTTGTGGTGAGGCTCTTTCAGAAGGATCTTATAAAATGGCTAATGACAATATAATGGTAATTGAAGGCGAGAGTGGTGAGGTAACATCTACTTTCTCATGCTAGTAAAAAAATTAAAATAAAAAATAATATGAAAATAAGTTTAGGCATGCCGATACCAGATTTAGGAAGCTTACCTGGGTCTAGACCTGGGGGAGGAGGAAACACGCTTTTTGGTTTCTATACATCATCTGCAGCACAGCCAGGTGGTACTGATGCCTGCACTCAAGCTACAGGAACTACTAGGTATAAAAGCACTTCATCTTCTACACCTGTAGCCGTTGGAAATGTTATTTTTAGAGAACAAGCAGGAGAGAGTTACCCAAGTGTTGGTCACTACAGAGATCCTTTAGCTGGTTTTTATAAGGTAGGTGACGATGGATTAGTGGAATCAATTGGTGCTTGTTTAACTATTGAAAGTTTTGATAGTACTACAGAGGCTCAGTCAAGTGCTGAAAGTATATGCGAAGCTAGTGTAGAGGGTAAAATGTATAAGTTAGGATCATCAGCAATTGATGATGGTGATATTGTATATAAAGATAGTAATGGCTCAGAATTAGCTGATGAAGGTTTTTACAAAACTGAAATCAGCGGCGTTCCCCATTACTATCGAATTAACGGAAGTGGCGAAGTGATTGATGTTGTTGGATGTTAAAAAAGTAAATTAACAAGTAATAGTATAAGTAATAAGCAAAAAAACAATTAAATAAAATAAAATGGATAAAAAAATAACAAAAGAAGAGTTAGATTCTATAATAGAAAATAGAAATAAAATAAACGAATTAATGCAACAAATAGGAGTTCTAGAAGCTAATAAGCACGCTGCATTACACGAGGTTGCTGAAGTCAATAAGATAATAAACGATCAAAAGTCAATTTTAGAAGCTAAATACGGCTCAATAAATATAGATGTTGAAACAGGTAATTATACTGAAATAGAAACAGAAGTTAAAGAAGATTAACAATGTCTACTATTAGAAAAATTAGTATTGGTTCTGATTATAAAAATGATGCTATGCACTACTCCGTAGGCCAAGAGGTTTACGGAGGTCATATCATATGTAATATACTTAGTGATGATGATCAAAAAGAATATTCTATTTACATTAAAAAATCAAACGAAATATTACCTTGGAAAAAATTTAACAGCAATATGGCTGTTGCTGTAGAGTATGATTTAAATTATTAATGAAAAGTCTATATGATTTTATTGTATCTCCATTAGAAGGTAGATATAATAATACTAAAAAAATCGGTGGAAAAACTTTAATAATAAATACAAAAATAGAAACTTTTAAAAATGTAAGTAAAGAGGCTGTAGTAATAGAAGTTCCAGCTGCTTACAGAACTAAGATTAAAAAAGGAGATAAAGTTTTTGTACATCATAATATTTTTAGAAGATTTTATGATATTAAAGGTAAAGAAAAAAACAGTAGATCATATTTTAAAGATAATATGTATTTTTGTGATCCTATGCAGATATACATGTATAATAATAAATCTCATTTAAATTATTGCTTTGTCAGTCCAATTAAGAATATTGACAAATTAAGCAACAATAAAGAGCAAACCCAACTTGGTATATTAAAATATACTAATAACACCTTAGAAGCGCTAGGAATAACCCCTGGTACACTCGTTACCTTCACTCCAGACTCTGAGTTTGAGTTTGTAGTGAATGGTGAACGACTTTATTGTATGAAATCAAATAATATAGCTCTAACCCATGAATATAAAGGAAACGAAAAAGAAAATAATCCAAGCTGGGCAAAAAGCAGTTGAAGAATTAATTAAAGTAGCACAAGAAAAGATCGTTGACTCAGGAGATGATATCTCAGCTGACAGACTTAAAAATGCTGCTGCAACAAAAAAATTAGCCATATTTGATGCGTTTGAAATTCTAACTCGCATACAAGATGAAGAGGATATTTTAAATGAAAAACCAAAAGAAATTAAAGATCAAAAATCTTTTAAAGGTTTTGCAGAGGGGAGAAGCAAATGAGCAAATCATTTTTAGATATTCCTTTTGAGTTAGAAGAAAATAAACATGGATATAATCAAACTCTTTATAAAAATATTTTAGACGTTGTTAATCCTAAAATATTAAAGAAACAAAATCGTTTGAAAAAATGGGAGTATGGTTATAACTCTGATTATGATTTTATAGTAATAAGTAAAACTGGACAAATTGGACAAATCATTGAAATACAGAATCTCAGGATTGCTTTACCAGCAACAAATGAACCGTTTAAACGAAGCAAAGAAAAAAAGGAACAATACTGGGTTAAAGCCGAATATCCAAAAGAGCTGAGTAGAATTAAAACAAGATTTGATTGGCAAGAATATCCTGTTGATTTTAAAGAAAAGTGGTTTGATTATATAGATGAAGAATTTAGAAAAAGAGACGAAGGCTATTGGTTTTATAATAAAGGAGTTGCTACTTATATTACTGGTACTCATTACATGTACTTGCAATGGTCAAAGATTGATATTGGAGCACCAGATTACAGAGAAGCAAATAGATTATTCTATATATTTTGGGAAGCATGCAAGGCAGATAACAGATGTTACGGGATGTGCTATCTTAAAAACAGAAGGTCTGGATTTTCATTTATGTCCTCAGCAGAGCTTGTTAATCAAGCGACGATATCCAGTGATGCCAGATTCGGTATATTATCTAAATCTGGATCAGATGCTAAAAAAATGTTTACAGATAAAGTTGTACCAATATCCGTTAACTATCCGTTTTTCTTCAAACCGATCCAAGACGGTATGGATCGTCCTAAGACAGAACTGGCGTATAGGGTTCCGGCTTCAAAACTTACTAGAAGAAAGCTTGAGAGTAATGAGCAATTAGAAGATCTTGACGGGCTTGATACAACTATTGATTGGAAAAACACAGGCGACAACTCTTACGATGGTGAGAAATTAAAAATATTAGCACACGACGAAAGTGGAAAATGGGAAAGACCAGACAACATATTAAACAATTGGCGAGTTACAAAAACAACATTAAGACTAGGAAGAAAAATAGTAGGCAAGTGTATGATGGGCTCAACTTCAAACGCATTAGATAAAGGTGGAAGTAATTTCAAAAAATTATACAACAATTCAGACGTTAAAGAAAGAAATAAAAACGGACAAACTTCTAGCGGGCTCTATGCTTTGTTCATACCTATGGAATGGAACTACGAAGGATACATGGATACTTACGGATTACCTGTCTTCATTACACCAGAAGATAAAGTCAAAGGAGCAGATGGTATTCCTATTACAATTGGAGTTATCGAGCACTGGGAAAACGAAGTCGAAGGCTTAAAAGAAGATCAAGACAGCTTAAATGAATTTTATCGTCAATTTCCAAGAACTGAAAAACATGCATTTAGAGACGAGACTAAATCTAGTTTATTTAATTTAACTAAAATTTATGAACAAATAGATTACAATGAAGACGTTGACAATGACAAGAAAATAGTACGTGGTAATTTCCAGTGGGAAAACGGAGTAAAAGATACTAGGGTATTACTAACGCCTAATAAAAACGGAAGATTTAATATATCTTGGATACCAAATGCTCAAATACAAAATAATGTAATATTAAAAAATGGAAACAAATATCCAGGCAACGAACATATTGGAGCTTTTGGTTGTGATTCTTATGATATTAGCGGTACTGTTGATGGTCGCGGTAGTAAAGGATCGCTACATGGATTAACAAAGTTTTCTATGGAGCAAGCACCTGCTCATCATTTTTTTTTAGAATACATATCTAGACCTCAAACAGCTGAGATATTTTTTGAAGATGTTTTAATGGCTTTAGTTTTTTATGGTATGCCACTTCTTTGTGAAAATAATAAACCTAGATTATTATACTACTTAAAGCGTAGAGGTTACAGAGGTTTTTCAATTAATCGTCCTGATAAAATTTGGAACAAACTTTCTGTAACTGAGAAAGAAATAGGTGGAATACCTAATTCAAGTGAAGATATTAAGCAAGCGCATGCTGCTGCTATAGAGGCTTACATAGAAAACTATGTTGGCAGAGTGGACGAAGAATATGGTGATGTTTATCATCAAAAAACACTAGAGGATTGGTCGCAATTTGATATAAATAACAGAACAAAGCACGATGCTTCTATTAGTTCTGGTTTAGCTATAATGGCCTGTAACAAAAATAAATACCGGCCCGTGTCAGTTAGATCTACAAAAAATATTAATTTAGGAATTAAACAATTTGATAATAAAGGATCCTTTTCACAAATAATAAAATAAATGCAAATAAGTACTCAAAACGGTAGTTCTTTTCCTGATCAGGTTGTGCCTGATAGAGTCAAAGAAAGTTTAGATTACGGTAAACAAGTCGGAAGAGCTATTGAAGCTGACTGGTTTAGCGGCACTAGATCTGGTGTTCAAAATAGATATAATTATAATTTTAATAATTTTAGAAATTTAAGGTTATATGCTAGAGCAGAGCAACCAGTACAAAAATATAAAGATGAGTTAGCTATAAATGGTGATTTGTCTTATCTAAACCTAGATTGGAAACCTATACCTATTATACCTAAGTTTGTAGATATAGTTGTAAATGGCATGTCAGACAGGCAGTACGATATAAAAGCATTTGCTCAAGATCCAAGTTCTCAAAAAAAGAGAACTGACTATGCTGAAGCAATACTTAGAGATATGGAAGCTAACTCTTATATTTCTAATGTGAAAGAAGCTACAGGCATTGATCTTTATTCAAACGAAAACCCAGAAGATCTACCTCAAAACGAAGAAGAGTTAAATCTTCACATGCAATTAGATTACAAACAATCTATTGAGATAGCTGAGGAAGAAGCCATAAACAATGTATTAGCCAGAAATAAATATGACTTAACTAGAAAAAGGTTTAACGAAGATTTAACCATACTAGGTATTGGTGCTGTAAAAACTTCTTGGAATAGATCTGAAGGTATAACTATAGATTACGTTGATCCAGCTTATTTAGTTTATTCATATACAGAAGATCCAAACTTTCAAGATTTATGGTATGTAGGTGAAGTTAAAGCAATATCATTGTCTGATTTAAAGAAACAATTTCCAAATTTAACACCTGAAGAATTAGAGACTATATCAAAATATCCTGGCAATAGTAATATGGTTTACAACTGGAACGGTAGGAATGACGGCAATATGATATATGTATTGTATTACGAATATAAAACTTTTTCAGATCAAGTTTTTAAAATAAAACAAACACCTACAGGTTTAGAAAAAGCTTTAGAAAAGCCTGACACTTTTAATCCTCCACCTAACGACAACTTTGAAAGAGTTAGTAGATCAATAGAGGTTTTGTATAGTGGTGCAAAAATACTAGGTCATGATATGATATTAGAATGGAAAATGGCGGAAAATATGACAAGGCCAAAATCTAATCTAGTTAAAGTTAATATGAATTATAGCATAGTAGCTCCTAAAATTTATAAAGGACGTATAGAATCTTTAGTTTCTCGTATAACTGGGTTTGCTGATATGATTCAATTAACTCACTTGAAGCTACAACAAGTTATGTCTAGAATAGTGCCAGATGGTGTATTTATGGATGTAGATGGGTTAGCAGAAGTAGACTTGGGTAATGGAACCACTTATAACCCTCAGGAAGCTTTAAATATGTATTTCCAAACTGGTAGTATAGTAGGTAGATCAATGACTCAAGATGGCGACTTAAACCATGGTAAAGTTCCAATACAAGAGTTATCTAGCTCTAGTGGTCAATCTAAAATAGCATCACTAATACAAACTTATCAGTATTATTTACAAATGATAAGAGATGTTACCGGACTAAACGAAGCTAGAGACGCTAGCACACCTAATGAAAACGCTTTAGTTGGCTTACAAAAACTAGCTGCAGCTAACTCAAACGTTGCCACAAAGCACATACTTCAATCAGCGTTATATTTAACAGTTAAAACATGTGAGAATATAGTATGCAGAATAAATGACTCTTTAGAGTTTGATCTAACAGCAGATGCTTTGAGATCTTCAATAAGCTCATACAATGTTGGAACTTTACAAGACTTAAAAGATTTACATTTGTATGATTTTGGTGTATACCTGTCATTAGTTCCTGATGAAGCTGAAAAAGCAATGTTAGAACAAAATATTCAAATGGCTTTACAGCAACAGAGTATAACTTTAGAAGATGCTATAGACGTTAGAGAAATACATAACTTAAAACTAGCTAATCAACTATTAAAAGTTAGAAGAAAGAAAAAGGCTGAGCAAGATCAAATGCAGCAACAAGCTATGGTTCAAATGCAAGCTACAGCAAACGCTGAATCTGCAGAAAGAGCCTCTGCAGCTGAAATGCAAAAACAACAAGCTTTAGCCGAAACAACACTTCAGATAGAACAAGGCAAATCGCAGTTTGAAATACAAAGAATGTTAAAAGAGAGTGAAATTAAACAGCAGTTAGCAGATGTTCAGTTTCAATATGACATGCAGTTAGCTCAATTACGCGCTAACACCGAGGTCACTAAAGAAACAATGAGAGGTGATAGAGATAAACAAAAAGAACAAGAAATAGAAAATAGAAAAGATACAAGAGCTAAAATAGTTGGTTCTCAACAATCAGCTATGATTACACAAAGAGAAAATAATGACATGCCAATAGACTTTGAAGCCGATAGTAACAATACTATGGATTTAATGGGTTCTATGATGGGATCATAGTCGTTAATTATTAATTATTATATTATATTATGTCACAAAAAGAAAAACCAGTAGTTGACCCTACAGTTGAGGGTCTTAAAGTAAAGAAAAAACCAGGTAGGCCTAGAAAACTAGTAGAAAAAACTAATATTACAAAATTAGATTTAACTAAAAAAGAAGAACCTAAAAAAGAAGAAGATGCCGTTCAAGTCAGAGAAACAAAAGAAGTACCTATGGGCGAATCACCCAAAGATAGCCAAGAAATGGACAAAGATATACGGGTCGAGTCCAGTAAAGATGATATTAAAGAAGAAGAAATAAAATCTCCTATAAGTCAAATTGAAAAAACAGAAAAATCTGTTGAAGAAGAAATTAAAAAACCAATAATAGAAGATGTTAAAGTAAATCTACCTGAAAATGTAGAAAAGTTAGTTAGTTTCATGAAAGAAACTGGTGGAAACTTAGAAGACTATGTAAGGTTAAGTAGAGACTACTCTACAATAAGTGACGACGCTTTATTATCAGAATATTATAAAAGTACTAAGCCTCATTTAGAAAAAGACGAAATAGACTTTATCTTAGAAGATAAATTTTATTTTGACGATGAGGTTGAAAGCGAGAGAGAAGTTAAGAAAAAACGTCTAGCTCGTAAAGAAGAAATTGCAAAAGCCAAAAACTTTTTAGAGGAAACGAAAAAGAAGTATTACGACGAGATCAAGTTGAGACCGGGCGTTACTCAAGAACAACAAAAAGCAATGGATTTTTTCAATAGATACAGTGAAGAACAAAATAAAGCACAGAAAGTTAGTAAAGAGTTCCAAGAAAAAACATCTAATTATTTTAATAAAAATGAGTTTAAAGGTTTTGAATTTGATTTAGGTGATAAGAGGTTTAGATATGGAATTAGCGATGTAGAAAAAACGTCAAAAGATCAGTCAAGTATTAATAATTTTTTTCAAAAGTTTTTGAAAGAAGACGGTACAGTAGACAGTTTAGATGATTACCACAAAGCCCTTTACATAGCTAGCAATCCTGACAATGTTGCAAAACATTTCTATGATCAAGGAGTAGCTGATGCTACTAAGAGCATAATTTCTAAGTCTAAAAATATAAATACAGATCCAAGATCTAGCGATCCAGGTGATGTTTTTATAAATGGCTTAAAAGTTAGAGCAATATCAGGAGCTGACAGTTCTAAACTAAAAATAAAAAGTAAATTTAACAAAACATAAAAAAAAACAATATGAGTTTTAATAATACAGGATCATTCCCGGCTCAAATTGTACCTTCACAAAAGAAATTAGCTTTAGAAACTAATTACTTAGATTTTACAGGTACAACTACTGGTAATGATAATAACTTTGCTCAACAATACCTACCGGAATTGTATGAAGCAGAGGTTGAAAGATACGGAAACAGGACTTTGTCTGGTTTCTTGAGAATGGTAGGCGCTGAAATGCCTATGACATCTGATCAAGTTGTTTGGTCTGAGCAAAATAGATTACACATTGCTTATGATGATGCTACTGCTTCAGGCGGTGCTGGTGCTCAAAAAGTAAAAGTAAACAACATTGGTACTGGAGTTGGTAAAACAGATTCTTTAAATGTTGCTATTAGAACAGGTCAAACTATTTTAGTTTCTGATAAAGCTACTGGGTTAATAACTCAAAAGGCTTTAGTAACTAAATCACCATTTGACGCTGGTTCAACTCTAACGGATGAAATAGAAGTTGTAACTTATGATAAGACTACTTGGTCTACTGGGTTATCAAGTGCTGCTGTTAAGATCTTTGTATATGGATCTGACTTTGGTAAAGGTACACAGTCTATGGTAGGTGCTATTCAGCCAAACTTTACACAATTTAGTAACAATCCTATTATTCTTAAAGATCACTTTGAGATTAATGGTTCTGATACTGCGCAAATTGGTTGGGTTGAAGTCGCTACTGAAGATGGAACATCTGGTTACTTATGGTACTTGAAATCTGAGTCTGAAACAAGATTAAGATTTGATGACTATTTAGAAATGATGATGGTTGAGTCAGAAAAATCAGGTCACAAGTTTAACTATGAGGGTACTACTGTAACTTCTGGTATTGAAGTTTCTGGTTCTGAAGGTTTATTTGCCGCTATAGAAGATAGAGGTAATGTATACTCTGGTTTTGCTGGAGCTGCTTCTCCTGGAGCTGGTGCTTTAGGTGATTTTGATGCTATACTACAACAATTAGACAAGCAAGGTGCTATTGAAGAGAACATGTTATTTTTATCAAGATCTACGGCTCTTGATTTTGATGATATGATTGCTGCTCAAGCTGGTGGTGGATTTGGTTCTACTGCTTCTGCTTCTTATGGTCTTTTTGATAACGAGCAAGAAATGGCTTTAAACTTTGGTTTTTCAGGTTTTAGAAGAGGTTCTTATGACTTCTACAAAACTGATTGGAAATACTTAAACGATGCTACTACTAGAGGAATGTCTAACGCTATTGATGGTGTTATGATTCCAGCTGGTACTACAACTGTTTATGACCAATCAATGGGATCAAACATTAGACGTCCTTTCTTACATGTACGTTATAGAGCTTCTGAAACTGAAGATAGAAGATATAAGTCTTGGATCACTGGATCTGTAGGTGGAGCTTATACTTCAGGATTAGATGCTATGGAAGTGCACTTTCTATCTGAAAGATGTTTAGTTACACAAGCTGCTAATAACTTCGTGTTATTCAAAGGAGCTTAATTATTTATTAACATTTAAAATATAGAAATTATGGCATACATAAAACTAATGAAAAAAGATGGAGATTTTGATCTTCTGCCTGCTGATAACATAGTCCACGTAAGTGCACCAAGTGGCACTAATGCTGATATTGCTGTTACTTACGGTGTCACTGTTGTTGGTGCTGCATCAGAAACGTTTTTAATAGCTATTATAGCTGGAGGAGACAAAGATGGTACAGACGCAGCTTTAACACCCGCTTCAAGAAACGGTATTAACGCCGCTATTGTAAAAGCAATTACTGAACCAAAAGGAAGCACTGCTGTTGCAGCTGTTGACTTAGGTGAAGGTTTGTTTTGCAAATCAGTTACTATAGGTGATGAAGAGCCTACATAAGGATTAAACAATAATAAGATCCCGCTTAGGCGGGGTCTTTTTTAATTATTATATTATATTATATTATGGAAACAAAACAAAAGAAAAAGCCTGTAGCAAAAGTTGCAGCAACTCCTGAAATAAAAAAAGATGTTTGGGAATATAAAGATAGAACTTATATCTTAAAAAATAATTATGAACCATTAACTTATACAATACCAATAAAGCATTCAATTAAATATCCTTTACTTTGGTTTGATAAAGAAAAAGGTCATAATAGAGAATTAAGATACGCCACAAATCAAAGCAGTATATTCGTAGATGAACAAAAAGGTCCTGCTACTTTAAAACACGTTATTTTTGAAAAAGGTGTTTTAATAGTTAAAAAGACTAATGTTGTTTTACAAAAGTTTTTAAATGCCCACCCTCAAAACGACTTAATGTTTTATGAATACAAGCCGCAAGTTGAGGCTACTAATGAAGTAGAGTGGATAGAAATGGAAATACAAGCTTTAAATCTGGCTAAAGAATTAGAAATAGATCATTTAGAAGCTATAATGAGAGTAGAAAATGGTTCTAAGGTTTCAACGATGAGTAGTAATGAATTAAAAAGAGATGCTTTACTTTTTGCTAGATCAAATCCTCAAGTTTTTGTTGAGTTAGCTACTGATGAAAATGTGCAGCTTAGAAATTTAGGTATTATAGCAGTTGAACAAGATATATTAAAATTATCAGGAGACAATAGAACTTTTAGTTGGGGTAAGACTAATAGAAAGCTATTTACAGTTCCTTTTGATGAACACCCTTATTCAGCTTTAGCCGCTTGGTTTAAAACTGATGAAGGTTTAGAAGTTTTTAGATCAGTAGAGAAAAATCTAAAATAACAAGTGATTATAATAAAGGTGGTTAACGCCACCTTTTTTTTTAAAAATATACAATGGCAATATCAATAAATCAAGTTTATCAAACTGTTCTGTACGTTTTAAACAAAGAACAAAGAGGGTATATACCCCCTGCAGAGTTTAATACTCTAGCAGAGCAAGCTCAATTAACTATATTTGAGAAATACTTTGAAGATCTTAATCAAGCTCTTAGAATGGCTCCAAACGATAGTGAGTATGCGAATAGAGTTAAAACTAATCAAGAAAAAATTGACGTATTTGAGGAAGAAAAAATAATGCCATCTTTAAATAAACTTTCAGACCTAAGCCCTGCTTTACACAGGCTAGGCACTATAGAATATAACCAACTAGGTAGTCTGCCAGTTGAGTTAGCACAAATGACAACTCATGATTTAAACTTAGCCAAAAGGTCTAAGTTGACATCTCCAAGTAAAACTTTTCCTGCTTTTTCAATAAGAGCAAATGTTGTATATCCAGTGCCTTCTGACATTTTAAATACTGAATTAACAGTTTACTACGTAAGAAAACCTAATGCACCAGTTTGGAATTATTCTTTAGGTAGTATAGGTAATTACGTTTTTAACCCCACAACCGCTACAACAAATCCTAGTGTTGATTTTGAAATATCTGACATAGATCAAGTAGAGTTAATAAATACTATATTAATTTATTGTGGAGTTATAATAAGAGACAATCAAATAACTCAAACAGCTATGGGATTAGTTGCACAAGAAAATCAAAATGAAAAATCTTAAAAAATGGGACTAATAACTGAAACTAATGCTCAATACTACGCTGGACAACAAGAGTTTTTGCAAACGATTAGCACTAACACTGATTTTCAATGCACTTTTGATACAAATCTAATCGCAAGTGTTAGTAATGTTTCAAATCCTAATTTTTCTGTATACTTAGACGGTGTTTTAAAAACTCAAACAACTGACTATGTATTAAAACCTCTTAATATAATTAGATTTGTTAGCGCTCCATCTGTAGACTCATTAATTAGAGTAGAGCTAAATAATCAAGCTAGATTTGATAATAATGGGGAGTATGAGTACATAAAAATCAAAGATGTTGTTGACAACTTTATGACAGCATATGTTGGAGATGGAAAATATATAACTAATGTTAAAAGAAAAGATGTAGTTTTTCACGCTAAGAGAGGTTTACAAGAGTTTTCATATGATACATTAAGAAGTTTAAAGTCTCAAGAACTATCAATACCTAATAGTTTAAATATAATAATACCACAAGACTATGTTAATTATACTAGGTTAGCCTGGGTTGATGAAAATGGTGTACAAAGAACTATATTTCCAGCAAACACGTTGACAATGAATCCTATTGATCCTTTAATTCAAGACACTGAAGGAGAGCCAATACAAGATAATTTTGAATCAAATATAGAAGCTGCTCAAGGTTTAATAGAAGAACGTTGGAACAGTTTTAATAAAAGAGACTTAACAGGAGACAGAAGAGGTGAAGAATCTAATGTTTACAACTGGGCTTGGTGGAAAACAGCTTATGGCCAAAGATATGGTATGGATCCTGCTGTGTCACAAAGTAATGGTTGGTTTACTATAGATGATAGAAGAGGTATGTTTAGTTTTAGTAGTGATTTAGTAGGTAAAGTAATAACTTTAGAATATATTTCTGATGGCTTAGCATATGATGCTGATACTAAAATACCTAAGATGATAGAAGAAGCTATGTATATGCACATAGTATATAGCATACTTTCTAGCAGAATGAACGTTCCTGAATATGTTGTACAAAGATTTAAAAAAGATAGAAGAGCTCAACTTAGAAATGCTAAAATAAGATTAAGTAATTTAAAATTAGATACACTTATACAAACTATGAGAGGTAAATCTAAATGGTTAAAACATTAATACATGGCACAAACTAAACATACATTTGTAGAGTCTAAAATGAATAAAGACCTAGATGATAGATTATTATCTGGAGGACAGTATAGAAACGCTATTAATGTAGCTGTTAGTAAGTCTGAGGATTCTGATGTTGGTGCTTTAGAAAATGTTTTAGGCAACGATTTAATAAGTTCGTTGTTTCCATCAAACGAATCAATACCACCAAACTTACAAGTTATAGGAGGTCATGTTAGTAACGAGAAAAATAGTATTTATTTATTTTTAACAAATTACTGTGATAACTCTGTAAATGGTTTAAGTAATCCAGCTACTAGTGGATCTACGTGCTTAATTGTTGAATATAATGTTTTAACTAATTTATCTAATTTTTTAATACAAGGAAATTTTTTAAACTTTTCAACTACACACCCAGTTTTAGGTATTAATGTAATAGAAAACCTACTGTTTTGGACAGACAATAGAAATCAACCTAGAAAAATTAATATTGAAACAGCTAAACAATACTTTATATCTTCTCCATACTATACTAATGAAGATCAAATATCTATTGCTAAATATGCACCTGTATTTGCACCAAGTATTTTAGACACAACAGAAGTGCAAAATATTTTTTGGCAAAATCACGCGTGGAATCCATGGGGTAACACTGGTACACAACCTTATGATAATATTGCTGCTACTATTGTTTTTTATGACGACAGAGGTACTGGTTCACCATCACCACAGGCGTTTCCAGGTATTAGTAAATTAAAAAAATATGATAAATTTGCTTTTAAAGGCTCAAACAAGGTATATAACGTAGCTGAAGTAAATTATACAGGAGTACAAGGAATTATTGTATATCCTCAACTCAGTAATCAGAGTCTTGTTACCGCCACTGATATAGAAATATTTACTCAAACAGCTATAGATGCAACCTCAGAGTACTTACCTTCAACAGTTAGAATATCTATTAAAAGACAAGTAAATTCTGCCATTACTTATTCTGCAGGAACTGCAATAAATTTAACCTCTAGTGGCAATAATTTAGTTCAATGGGAAAGTCCTAGAGTTCCTTGGCAAGTAATGGGTAGTGATAATACTTTTACAGGTTGCGGTGTATTTTCATCTTTAATTGATGAAACTAAAACAGATAGCAGTGGAAACAGATTAAATGGTATAAAATTCACGCCAAATGGATCTAATTTTGCTCCTACCCAAATAACATTACAACAAGATATAACTATTTCTGGAAATGACGAGGCTTTTTTAGATTTAAGTTTGCCAAATCCAAATTACAAAAGTCAATTTGCTGGAGACAGGGAGAATTTAAAAGAAAAATTTGTAAGATTTGCTTATAGATTTAAATATGACGATAACGAGTACTCTTTAACATCTCCATTTACACAACCTGTGTTTATTCCTAATCAAGATGGTTACATGTTGAATACTAGTCAATCTTTTAATTCTGGACTAGATGATAGGGTTATTAATCAACAAGATCAAGCGGGTACTGAAACTGTTTTAAATTGGTTTGAAAATAAAGTAAACCAAATAGGTTTAAATATACCTATGGAGTACAATGTAAATGAAATGTTTACAAATCTTAAAGTAATAGAATTACAAATATTATATAAAGAATCTAATGAGGGAAGATTGCAGGTAGTAGATGATGTTGATTTTACTTTAAATAATTTACTTGTTTTAAATAATAATACTAAAAAATTCACTTATCAATATCAGTCTGGAAAGCCTTTTAAAAGTTTGCCACCTGAGGTAATAACTAGAACTTCTGATAAAGTACCAATAAAAGCACTAGCTCAAGAGTCTGCTGGCAATAGAATTATATATGGTAATTTTATAGACAAACACACTTCTCCTTTAACTTTAGATTATCTGGTTAGTACAGGTGAAAAATTAGGAGCTAATGACAACGGAACTATAGATAGTTTTGTACAATATCCAAATCACACCTTAAAACAAAATAGAACCTACCAAGTTGGTGTTATTTTACAAGATAGATATGGTAGGCAAACAGATGTAATACTAGCAGAACCTTTATCAGGTCCCAGAGTAGAAATACCAGCTGGTTCTGGTAATTTTTATGGAGATTCTACTGTATATCATGCTTATAAGAGTAGTTCATTTTCAGGATCTCAAAGTATGGTAGAGTGGCCTGGAGATAGTTTAAAAGTTTTATTTAGAAATTTAATACCAACAGAACTAAATAACAGACCTGGATACCCTGGCCTATATGCCGCTGATACAAATCCATTAGGTTTTTATTCTTACAAAATTGTTGTAAAACAAAAACAACAAGAATATTATAACGTTTATTTACCTAGTTTACTGTATGGAGTTCCAATTGGAGGTAGCGTAAGTATAGGATGGAGTTCTTTAAATTCACAAGACCAAATAGTTCAATGTAACGAACCATCTGGACCTAGCAATACTGTCTTTACAAATCAAACCAGTTTAACTGGATTACAAACTACTACTGGATTAAAGCCTGGAATGAAATTTGTTCTTAAATCTAATTCTTTTACAAATACTACTAGTAACAGCGATTGTTGTCCACCTAGTAACCCAAATAACCCTTGTCCTAACGCTTGTGGAGTTGTAGGTGGTGCTACATGTGCTACGTATACAATAACTGGAATACCAGACGATAGCACTATAACTTTTTCTCCTGCAGCAGTCGCAATTTATTCACCATATTGTCAACATACTCCTGGTTCTGTATGTTGTGATAAAACACCAGGAACTGGCGCTACACCAGCTGATAACTGTGGAACAACGGATTCATCAACAGCGACAGTACCAAGTCAAGGTGTTAAAAATAGTCAACCAACTCCAGACTTGGTTTTTACACAAGATGGAACTACGGTTATATTAAATCCAAAGACTGTTAATTCTCCAAGTGAAATGACAACTACTCTTTTGACTGACAACATTAACAAGATGCCTGCAGATTTAAATGAAGTTAGGCCTAATCAAGAACAGTTTTCAACTTCTGACGATGTTTATTTTGCTAGAGTTGCAATGAATCAAGCGGATAAATTTGTTATAGTAGGTGGTATAAATAATACTCCTTTAACAGGTACTTCTTTAGTTTATTCTTCTCAAGTGAACACTAGCATAAAATCAGATGTTGTTAAAATTTTAGCAGGTTATCAAGATTTATTTCCATCAACAGACAGGGCCTCTGGTCTTTATAAAGTTTCAACAAATCCTTTTACATCTATAATGAGTAATACTTTCCAAATAGGATCTGTTAGTGACGAGCCACAAACATTTACTTGTTTTGAAACGGAACCTGTAGTATCTGAATTAGATATATTCTGGGAAACTAGTAGTTCTGGTATTATAAGTGAATTAAATAATAGTGTAATAGGGTTAGATCCTAGTGGCACTGGAACAAGTAACGATGTAATAGGTATTAGCGGTAGTAATGATTTTGTTCAACTTGAAAGTTTAACGCCATCACCCTCTTCACCGGTTAACGTAGGTACAGTTAGTGCAATAATTGGTAGTGGTGCAATAGTTAGTAGTAATATAACTTTAATATCCGTTAGAGATGGAAACAATGTTAATTTAGACAGCTTTTATGATATAATTGCCGATCCGTCTGGCGGAAATGAATATATATTAAGAGCAACGGATGGATGTGTTTTTTTAGAAAACTCAACAACTAACGCTTCTAATCAAAGAATATTTACTTTTCAAGTACAAGACACTCAAACTGGAAACGTTTCAAACCTTTTAACAAACATATATAGTTATACAACTTCTATAGGCAATGCAGTTCCTAGTTTTGCAGGTTTTGGAAATGATAACAATGGTTGGCCTAATAATCCAGTAGGTATTATAAATCTTACAGATTATCTAGTTAATCAATATAGTATAGTTCCTTCTGTTTCTGTTATTGGAGCTTTCTCACCTTCTTTTAATAGCCAAGGGCAGACACAGGCAAAGGCAGACTCTAGAATATACTTTAAAAATGGATCTGGAGCTGATTTTTTTAGTTTAGGCATTTCTGATAATGAATTTTCAGAAGTAATAATAGAAATGCAAGTTTCCAGAACAGATTCGTCGCAGGGTGGTGGTGCAACATTCACGGCAATGCAGTCTCAAAACGTTCCTGTAAACGGCTTTATTGCTACATCTAATGGAACTACTATTAATAATGGTGTTATATCTACTAATGCTCCAGTAGTTAGCACAGGTGTAGGAGCAAGTGGTAATTTGTTAACCAATTCTGCTGTATCATTAGCACAGAATACTGGCAGCACCACTCAGAGTGGTACACGGGCAGGGTCGTTAAAAGGTTATGGTGGTACTACATCAATTTCTACAGCTACTATAGAAGTTTTTGATGGATTTTATCTTACACAAGCCGGTACTTCTGATTCTATATACACGCCGGCTAGTTATTCAATACCAGATAATGTGCCTGCGTATATTGTTGGTTGGTATGGTGGTTATTATGTTAGTGAAAACCCAAGTATTAGAGATAATGCTGGCAATTTACTCACAGATACTACAACTGGGCAGCCTTACGTAGAAAATGGTGGTGTAGCTGCGGCTCAAGACTTTAACTTAAATTGGTTAAAAGAAAGATACATTAGGTTTATAATAAAAGATGCTAATGGTTCACAATTGGGTATGACACAAACAATTGGAACAAACGTTATAGGGCAAGATGGTATTAAAGTTGAATTTAATATAGTAGGCACACCATTAAATGGAGTAATTAGATCTTATGGGCTTTCGGTGGTAGGTGGTGTTCAACAGTCTTGTGGTACTGCTTCGGTTGGAGCTGGTTTTAGCGCAGCTGGTGGGACCAATAGTAATACAGCGGCTAACTCTACAGATGAAGGACAAGCTACTGGAAATAATCAAACTGGTACTGCTACCGTTCCGGCTCAGGGTAACAATCCTTACGTAATGGGTGGACAAGCCGGTGGTGGGCCTGGTCCAGGACAAGTTGGAGCTTTAGGGCTAAATGTAAACGACAATAATTAAAAAAATAAAAATATGGCTTTAAATGCTGATGGAGGAGGTGGTATTACTATAGTAACATATCCAGGAAGTGGAGATAAATATAGTGAGACTTCGACAACTAAATTTTCAAGAATAAAAGTTTTAACTTATAATAATATAATAGGAAGTCCTCCTAGTCCTAGCAATTGGGTGCCGTCAGGTAGAACTGATATTGTTGCTCCTACAAATAATGACTCTATTACTATTGCCGGCAGCGGTTCTGCAGCAACCGACGATATTAACCCTGCAACTTTTAATAGTACTAAAGGGTGGAATAATAGGCGTCAAACAATAAATTATTTAAATTCTACAAGTTTTCCTAATCTTTTAGGTAATAATTCTAGATATAAAATCGAGACAAACATATATTGGCAGGGTTCAGAAGCAGGATCCTGTGACGGTATGTCTGGTAATTTACCAGCACTCGGAACTGGCGCAACTTTATCGAGTTTCAATGGAGCTGTTGCGGCGTCTGCCGCAAGTCCTTCAGCTATGCAAAACCCATGTACTTCTACGCCTGATGTATATTGTACTTATGACATATGGCTTATACACGTGCAAGTAATAACTGATCAGCCAACTGCTGTTTCATGTCCAATTATGTTAACTATATTCGACGACATTACTGGAAAAGTTTTAAACACTCAAGGGAGGTTCGGTTTTACTTGAATTTAATAACATTTTAAAAAATAAATCTTATGGCAGCTATTATAGAATTAAACTACTTTAACTCCTACTGGATAAAACGTGTAGCTACTGGTGATCTTTGTAGAGATATAATAGCCGCTAATTCTTCTGGAGTAGATACAACATACACTGTAACAAACAATAAACCTACTTTTACTTGGCCTGGCCCAATAAATGATGGAGATGCAGAAGTGCAACCTGCTTTTCCTACAGATTCACTTTGTACTGATTTACAGACCGGATCTCCTTCTTTTATGAATCAAAATTATTATTTAGAAGAAAGCAGAATAAGAGGTGGTTATAATAACACATCAACAGACTTAGGCGTAAAAGCTTACTTAAATGAAAAAAATCCATTACAAAAATCAAGAACAAATGCTTTAATATATTCTGGTCTTTTAAATAGTAATACTAATTTCAATGCTACTAACTCTTTTCCTATTGGTGACTCTATAACAAAAGCAGTTAACCCAGAAAATGGTAGTATTCAAAAGCTTTATGCAGAAGACACTAATTTAATAGTTTTTCAAGAAGACAAAGTTAGTAGAGCTTTAATAGACAAAGATGCTATATATTCAGCAGAAGGAGGAGGTTCTATTACTTCATCTAACTTAGTCATTGGTCAAATAGTTCCTTATGTTGGGGATTATGGCATATCAAACAATCCTGAAAGTTTTGCTGTTTATGGTTATAGAAAATATTTTACAGATGTAAACAGGAACGCTGTTATGAGATTATCAAGAGATGGTTTAACTGAAATTTCTAACTACGGTATGGTTGATTATTTTAGAGATTCTTTAAACACCTTTAAGTTAAATTCCAATTCAAAAGTTACTTCTATAGCAGTTACTAACACGTCTATCAAGGAGGACAATACTACTCTAGTTTTAAATAACATAAACACTCTTAACTTAATAGACGTAGGTAGTATTATAACAATAGATGCAGGTGGTGGTAACGTCACTAGTGCTGGCTTTGTTGTGTCTATAGCAGTTAATAAAGCTGGTTACGGTACTACAGTTCCTAACATTAATCAAATGGTTGTTAAAAGTAATATTAATTTACCTACTTTACAGTTAGGTGATACTATAAGCTTTGTATCTCAAACTAAGCCTAGGATACTGGGTGGTTGGGACATATATACTAAACAATATCATTTATCACTTCAAACAGGAGACTCTTATTGGAGTACACAAAACCAAAATACATTTAACACTTTAGCTTTTGATGAGTCAGTTTTGGGCTGGACTAGTTTCTTTTCCTATAATCCTTCTTTTATGTCTAGTTTAAAAAATTCTTTTTATTCTACAAATCAAGGTTCTTTATACAAGCATAATGTAGACACAGGCTTTAATAGAGAAAGGTTTTACGGAATAAGAACACCTGCTGAAGTAACTTTTGTATTCAATCCACAACCTGATTTAAGTAAAAACTTCTTAACAATGAGTTATGAAGGTACCAATGGGTGGCAATGTACTTCTATGGTTTCAGAAGCACAAACTCCAACAGCTGGTTATTCTGATGGATATGATTTTTCTAATTTTAATTCTTATGTAGATACTATATCTCCAATAAGAAGTTATATTGAAGGTGCTTATGATTCTACACCTGTTGGAAATGGTGGTCCTTTTTATGGAGTAAATATTCTTACTTTACCTATACACAGAGCTGGTTTTGATTTAAAAGAAAACTATTATGTAGCTTCTATTAAAAGCAACTCACCAACTAGACCTAAAGAAATACAATTTTTAGGTGTAAACACAAATGAACAAGCCGCCGGCATTAAAGCTAATTTTGCTACTGTAACTTTCAGAACAGATGATTCAACTCAAGTGGGTGGTATGAAAGAACTTTTCGCAGTATCAACAACTTTTTCAAGATCAGGCTTTTAAATACACTTAATTATGTGTGATTATAATAATACAGCGAGTAAACAAATTAAAAAAATAAAACAAAAATTATGGCAGTAGGAATGTTAATAGCTGGAGCTATAGGGATGGGAGCTTCTGCTTGGAAAAACAAACAAGCTAAAGATGAAGCAGAAAGACAAAGAAATCAAGCTGGTGCAGACGCCGCTAGATGGGAAGGTGAATTAAATAGGTTAAAAGAAAATAGACCTACTTTAACCAATCCTTATAAGAACATGACTAATTCTTTTGCTAATATGAAAAACCCATATGCTAAGCTTAGTAACCAGTATGCTAATTTAGGAGTGGCTACTCAAGCTGCAGAATTTCAAGCTGAACAAACTGATATTGCTTTAGCTAGTACTTTAGACACCTTAGCCATGTCTGGTATGGGTGGTGGTGGTGCTACAGCTTTAGCGCAAGCAGCTTTGCAAAGTAAAAGAGGTATATCTGCTTCTATACAACAACAAGAAGCTCAAAACCAAAAGTTGTCAGCTCAAGGAGCAATGGATGTTCAAGAGAAAAAAGCCATGGGCCAAATGAAAGTTGATGAAATGATCGCTTCTGGCGAAGAAAAGGTAATGTTAATGCAAGGCCAGGGTAAATCTGAAATAATGCAAATAAGAGAAGCTAGAAGTTCTCAAGATATTAATAATGCTTCTGGCATGCAAATGAATTATCTACAAATGCAATCTGACGCCGCAGCTGGCATGATGCAAGCGGATATAGCACAGTCAAACATGTTTTCTAGTTTAGGTGGGCAGTTTTTAAAAGCCGGACTAGGGTAATTATAATAACAAATAAAATGAGCTACGAAAATCCACAAAGAATAGTTAATAGAGCATGGGATATTTTTGCCAGGCAGACACAACAGCGTAATAATCAAATATCAAGTGACTTAAGTGCTGCTCTTAAAAAAGTAGCTATTAATAAAGAAAGAAATAAAAGATCTTTAGAAGCTTTAGAACAGGATAAACTAAATTATGCTAGCAAGTTAGATAGTATAGACACCTCACAGTCCGGAGCTATGTTTGATGACAATCTAAGAATGTTTTTTGACAGCCAAATAGATAAATATTTTAATGTTAAAAATGCAATGAGAAAAGGTGATGTTGATAAAAGAGAGGGCAATAGAATTTTAACGTCTATGAATAGGCAAGTAGAAAAATTTAAAACATTTATTCCAGATATAATAAATATATCTAATCAAGTTTATGATCAAGCAAACACATCAGGACAACAAGGTGGTATATCAGCAGGTACAACACCGCCTGAAGTTATAGATATTTTTGGCTCTATTGCTAAAGGCGAAAATGTATACACAGTAGAAGATCCTAAAACTGGTAATATATGGCTAATGAAGATGCCTGCTAAAGTAGAAGAAAAATTCATGGCTGATGGAACTATTGATGATTACGAAATGAGAGCTTCTCTTAATGATCAATTAAGCGGTGGTGAGGGGTCATTGGTAAATTTAGATGAAGTTATGAAATTAGGACCTAAAAATATGGTTCAATACACTACTAACTTAGATAAGTTTTCTACTCCACTTACTAACGAAGTTATTGGAAATGATATCAATAATGGTTATTACCAAAAAAGTGAATCAATAACACTTTCAGATGATGGTGAAAGTTCTAAGACTGAAACAAGTATTTTTGTTAAGCCTTCTGATGCTAAAAAAATGAGGGAAGATATCATAAAATTAAACGGATTTAGCACTATGTTAAATGACACTCAATCTATGAAAAGTGTTTGGGTTGATTTAATGCCTGATAGTGTAGCTAAAGGAAATTGGACTAACACTCCTGAACAAAGAGATATAGCTAGAAATTGGATGGTTGACGATGCTGTCGCTAAGCTATTGTTAAGACAAGGGTTAATTCAAGGTCACGAAGTTGATGGTAAAGAAGTTCCTTTACTTGAAGATGGTACAGGAGATTTATTAGACAGATTAATTTATATTAAAGAAGGAGAAACTAAGGTTATAGACATTGAAAATACAAAATTAAATGAATTAACTAAACAAGAAAGTGTTAGCATACAAAGTTTAATGCCTAAAATTGAAACTGGTTATAATAAATTGTTAAAAGATTTTAAAACTGATCAAGATAGTAATAACTACGTTGGTGATGATCTAAAGGCTAGATTTTCAGAGCAAGTAGCAAATGCCTTAAACACTACAGTAGGTGGCGGTGGTATCGAAAGTAATACTTATTCTATAGATCCAGAAGATCCAGGTATTATTAAGTCTGGTAAAAAAGAGTATAAATTGTTTGCAGAAGATGGTACAAATGTAAGAGAAGATGTAATACTACAATTACTAGGTATTAGATCTGGTTTAGGAGCTAAAACAGCTGCTAAAGTTTATAAAAACTATTCAAAGTTTAGCACTGGTAAAAAAGAAATTACAGATATAAATCTTTTACCATAACGAAATAATATATGAATAAATATACTTATCAAGGTAGCTCCGTACAGGAAGATTTATTACAAGAAAAAGCAACTAGTTTAGGTTTAACTCTAGATCAATATTTAGCAGATCAAGGTAGTGAAATAGAAGTTTCTACTGATTTAAGCGAAATAGAAGAAGATTCAGAGCCTATTATAGATACTGAAGAAGTTATAGAAAAGAGTAATAAAGAGAAAAGACTTGACAAAGGTATTAAAAAAATAGATAAAAAAATAAATAAAGTAACTAATGCTCAAATAAGTTTAGATGATATAAAAGATCAAAAATTAAATGAAGTTGGTGAAATAAAAAATGCAGATAAAACTTTATCTAATCTTTCAGACACTAAATTAAACAAAATTAGAGTTGCAAAAGAAAAGAGAGAATTAGAAAAGCAGTCTAGATTACTTGAAAAAACTAGTATAAACCCTGATGATGTTTCAAACGAAGGAAAGTATGTAGTTAAAACTCATTTAGGTGAAGATGGTAAAGAACACAAGTCTTATTATCCAAAAGACACTTGGGAAAAATACTTTACACCAGGTAATGATTTGTATAATAAAAATGATATAGTAAAGCAAGCTATTAAATTAACTAATTCTAGCTCTCCTTCTTTAGAAGATTATTTAGAAGCATTAAACAAGAGTAGTAACAAAGCTGGATCTAGCGTTACTTATTCTTACTTAAAAGCAGGTAAAGATGAAGGAGTGTTAGACACTTTTGAAGTCGTGGCTGATGGAAGAAATGATGCTATAAATGAAATGGGTTTTAGTAATTATTTTGATGAACTATTTAAAAAGAATAATTCATGGTTAGCTAAAAATGAAAATATTGTAGAAAAAGAATTACAACAAGTTTTACCTCAACAGTTTGATGGCTCATTGTTTAATGTAGAACAAACCACTGATGATATAACTGTTAATGAGGTTTTAATAACTGATTCTAGAGGCAACGAGTTTGTGTTAAAAGTTGGTAAAGATCAAGAGCTATTTGGAGGTGATGGTTACCCTCAGTACGAAAGCTTTAAAAATTTTATATCAAGTGCTGTACAACCTCAAGATGAAAATAAAGCTAAAATAGATGATGTAACACTTTTAAAAGACTGGAGAAAAAGAACAGCTGGATTAAGGTTGTTTTTAAACAACTTAGAAAATACACCTGTAGATAAAGGTGGAATAGGTTTTGACAAAAGACAGTCTAATTACTTAGCCGTTATAGAAAACGCTTCATATACAGAGCTTTTTGGTTATGATCCTACTGTAGAACAAGAAGAATCTAATCCTTTATCTGATGCTGAAAATCCATTAATAAATTATCAGGGTGGAGAAGTGGATCTAGGCTCGGAGACTACTAATGCAACTAGTGGTTTAGATCAAAGTTTAATACAAGGTGGTGTTATAATACCAGAAGATGAAGAATTTGGAAATAGTGAGCAAATAGATAGTAATTTAAAAGTATTATCAAATACAGAGAAAAGTTTAAAAGCTTCTTATGAAAGACAAGGCCTAGAACTTACTGATGAAATTATTTTTTCTACAGCTAAACTAGCTATAATAAATAAACAAAAAGAAAGATACTACAAGGCTAATGCTGAGAAGTGGATAGAAGAGCCTAGAGGACTTGAAAAAGAAAAACTAAGACAAGGATCTATAATAGGAGCTGTTGCCTTAGAAGACGCTGAAAATCAATTATTATTAGATGCCGCTACTTTTGAAAAAAACTTAGCAGAAGCTGAATACAATAAAGATTTTTTAAGTTACACAGTAGATGTTAACAATAGAGCAGTTGCTGGTTTTTTATATGGTGATGATGATCAAAAAATTAACGAGGACCTAAGTATAGATATGACCGGTAATATGCAGTCTTATTCTATAGCAAGAGATGATTTAGGTTTTACTACGGAAGATGGTTACATAAAGAAACTTGTTGATGGTGAAATTAAAATACAGTTTATACCTCAAGGAACTCAAATATCTGAAACGTATGAAGATGGTCAACCAGTAGAAAGTATACCTACCTGGATGGTTACTAAGTTTAATCAAAACATCGTAAAGTTACAAGAGAGCGGGAAAAACGTAAGTATAGCTTATAAAAACTATAGTGATGAGCTTTTAGAAATACCTACATTTAATCAAAAAATGGAAGTTTGGTTAAATAACTATAATGACACTCAAGAATTTTTTGTAAAACTAGGTATTGGCGGTTTAAAAACAGCTAAAAACATAGTTTACACAGCTGGGTCATTAGCTTCATATGTAAATCCTATGTATTGGTCTATGTATGGATTAACTGGAAGAGATCCTATGCAGGGTGTTATGGATGCTAACGCTACTATAACTAAATGGCTAGATGATGAATTAAATGAATATAATTTTGATCAAGTCTCTTTTGAGGATATATTTGCTCCTGGAACATCTGGCTGGAAAAAATTAGAAAACTTTGGTGCTTGGATGATGGGTATGACAGCGGAAACATTACCTATAGTAGCTGCTATGATATTTAGCGGTGGAAGTGCTTCTTATGGTCAAATAATATCTTCTAGTGTTGCTGGACTTAGCTCTATGGGTGGAAAGCTTAGTGAGATGGATGTTAATAATTTTATGGTTCAAAACGAAATTGACGAAATAAGATCAAGAAAAGACTTAACTCAAGAAGAAAAAGAAAAAGAATTAATAGGCTTACAAGAGAGAAAAATAAATAAAGGAGTTTATATAGCTAAAGGCACAGCTTATGGCCTTATTGAAGGTAGTTTAGCGTATGTAACTACTGCTGGTCAAATATCTAATGCTTATTCAGTATTTAGAGGTGATAAGGCAATACTAGGTGAACTAAATACTAGTATAGGTATGTTTCTAAAGAAGAAAGGTCCTGAGTGGCTTAAAGCTGCTAACACTGAAGGTTTAGGTGAGGTTGGAGTTACTTTTGGAACTAACCTAGTAGATGGAAGAAATCCTTTAGAAGGCATTGTTGAGTCTTATGTAGGTGGTTTTGCTTTGGGAGGTGTTTTTGAAGGAATCCCTATATCTCATGCAATTATGACTAGCAATTTTGCTACAAATGCAGAAATACAATCTATTAATGATACACAAGGTGAAATAATATCTTTATCTAAAAGAAAAGATGCCTTAATTAAAAAATTAAAAATACTAGATTTAATTCCCAATGTCAATATGGCTGATGGTTTAAATAAGATTAAAAACAAAGTTGAACTAACTAAAGCTATAAATGATATTGATCAACAAATAACTGATCAAGCTGGTTTGTTAGAAACTAAACAAATTGAAGTTCAAGACAGATTACAAGACGAGGGTATAGGAAAATCAGCTGGTATAATACATGCTGAAAACGTTAAAAAGCTTTCTGATTTACGAAATGAAGCTTCACAGTTAGTTTTAGACAATCCTACTATGGATAAAACAACAAATAAAAAGCTTACTGAATTAAATAAAAGATATAAAAATATTCAAAATATTACTAATAAACTAAAAAGTAAATCTTTATTTGGCCACAAGTGGTTAGCTATGAAGGGTAAAGCTTTTTGGAATACTAACACAAGAAATGAAGTAAACCGCATAGAGGCTCAGGCTATTGAAAATATAGTTAAAGAAAAAGGACCTATGGTTGACGGACCTACAGCTAGAGAAATACAAGCTGAGTCAATGAAAATTTTAGATGGCAGAGATTACGACGCTAATGTTAGCAAAGCTAAGTCTATGGCGGAAGAAGGTGGTTGGCAGTATTTTAACTTTGATAATAATAAAGACGCAGCTGATCAATTGCCAGATTTAATAGCTAGAAATTTACAAAATTTAGAAGCTGAAGGCGTAGATGTTGACTCTGAGATAAACGATGGAGAAGGTCAAACATATAGAGAATATATAGAACAACAAATAACAGAAGCTTTAGATGGTGTTAAAGATGGCACAAGCAATGGCTTTTACGATCCGATAACTAACACTCAATACACTTTTAGAGAAAACGCAATAAATAATCAAAAACCAGGAGTTCCTTTACACGAAACTGGACATGCCGCTTCTCAAGAATTAATTAGAAATAATCCTAGTGCTTTTGACGAAGCTGGTCAATTGATTGTTGATTTTATGGAATCAAAATATAATGACATTTTTATCAGAATGCAGGTAGAAGGTACAAACAAACTCCGTAGCTCTGATGGAAGTTGGGATTTTGAAGAGGTTTTTGCTTCTTATATAGAAGAAATAGCTGCTGGTAATATTGATCCTAAAGCAGATAAAGCTTTTACAGCATTTTTTGCTAAAACATTTAACGATGGATTACTTGAAGCTAGTAATGGTAGTTATGAAATTGAATTTAAAGGGGTTAATGATATAACTCAATATTTGCTAGGATTAGGTAAAGATATAGTCAATGGTAAAATAAACCAAAGAAAAATAGATAAAGCTAGAGAAACAAAAGTTATAAATATAAATCAAACTCCTACTACAGGCTCTAAAATTGCAGCTTCTAAAAGCGTTAAAAAAAGCTCTTCAAAAACAGTTAAAGCAGATTTAATAGCTGAAAATAAATCTTTATTAAAAAACAGACCTAAAAATTTTAAAGAAAAAATTGCAGACAATGTTAGAAAAATAAAAGACTTAGCTAGTGGCAGCGGTAGTGCGCCTAGTTCTCGAATGGATGGAGATAATGAACCTACTAGTGTTAAAGCTAAAAAAGCTAAAGAATCTATAAATAGTAAGTTTGATGAAAATAAAAAAGGCTGGAAACAAAATAGAAAAGAAAATCCAGCTGCAGATAAATTATTTGGCCTCATACAGCCTGACTTAGACGGTATGATAAAAAATAAAGCAGAAAACTTTTTTACTCAAGATGGTAATGTAGTTGATTTAACTAAAAACTTAGATTTAAGAGAATTGCAACAGTCAGTAAAAACACTTTTGCTTGCTGACATTAGAGGTTTTGATCCTACTAATACAAGTTTATATGGATATATAAATGGAAGATTAAAGAATAGAATTGGAGATGTTTTAAAAAGTGGTGAAGTATTTAATGATTTAAGCACTAAAGATATAGATAATTTAGGATCTTCTGAAACAGCAGAAATTAACAAAACTAAAACTACAGTCGAGACTGTTCCAGATGTAAACTTAAGAGAATCATTAAATATAGATAGAGGTTCGCCTTTAGGTGAGTTTGTGTTAGATAATGTTAAAAAAGTATTGAGTACTAAAATGCCTGAGTTTAAGTATGTAAGAAAAAACAAAGGAGGCAAAAGAACTGATGTTACTTTAGAAC